ATGATGCTTCAGTGGATCGCACTGAAATCCTGAACGTGGTGCATTCTGACGAAACTGTGAATGCGTATATCGACCAGTACGAAATTCAAAAGATTAACGCTGCGATTGTTGGGGGTGTGAAGTGAGTAAAAACCCTATCAAGGTCATGTCATCAATACTGACTGGTCGAATTTATGCTGGCCGTGTTAATCCAAAAAACCAAATGTTTATTGGTGAAAAAGACGATGTAACTGATACCGCTGTCAGCGCTGTGGCTCAACACCTTTTAAAGGAAGAAATCTGCTTGCAGTTTGAAGTTAAGGGCAAGACGTATCGACTGGAAGTTCGGGAGGTAGAAGCATGAACACTCAAACCAAACCTGAATTGTTCGCGCCTTGCTTTCCGATGCTTTCGATCAAAAAGTCAGGCATTGAAGTTGATGCGGACAATGTGCAGTTTTCTTTCGTGGTTGGCAGTGAGTCCATTGACTGTGAAATCAAAGCGGTTGAATTGACGGATTCAATGTATGTGGAACAGCAATTTCACCCTGAATTTGGACGTGATGTGGATTACACCAAGCTTGAAGTGGATAACAAAACTTTAGCTTTGGTCACTCGATCTGACTTTGAAGAAACACCAGCAGGCTTGCATTTCATTCTGACTGAATCTCAGGTCTATGAGTTGAATGAATGGCTTGAAGCAGATGCGGTTGAAAAATTTGAAATGGCACAAGGATAAGAATATGAATGCACCAGTACATCAAAACCAAAACCCTTTTGCAGTGTCAGCGCCTCAAACTCAGGCAATGTCTACTGTTCAATCTGACAGTCAACGTGCTATTGCGGAAGTTCAAGCGGCTCTTGTGATTGCTAAACAGTTTCCGCGCAATCCGATTGAAGCTTATGACCGTGTAATGAATGCTTGTCAGCGTCCAGGCTTGGCACAGTCGGCAGTTTACTCTTATGCGCGTGGTGGAACCTCTGTCACTGGTCCATCAATTCGACTGGCTGAAATGCTGGCTCAGAATTGGGGGAATATTCAGTATGGTATTCGCGAGCTTTCATCAGAGAATGGCGAATCCACGGTTGAGGCTTTTGCTTGGGATGTTGAGACAAATACACGCCAAACTAAAGTTTTTCAGGTTCCACATATCCGCTATACGCGCCAAGGCACTAAAAAATTAACTGATCCGCGCGATATTTATGAGCTGGTTGCAAACAATGGTGCTCGTCGCTTGCGTGCCTGCATTCTTGGTGTCATTCCAGGTGATGTAGTGGATGCAGCTGTTGATCAATGTGAAAAAACTATTCATGCATCTGCTGACACTTCGCCAGAAGGTGTGCAGAAGCTCATTAAAGCTTTTGAGCAGTTTGGCGTATCCAAAGATGATATTGAGGGATTCATTCAGCGTCGAGTTGATGCAATAACTCCTGCCAATGTAGTTTCCCTCCGCAAGATTTTCACCAGCCTTCGTGACGGCATGAGTAGCGCCAAGGATTGGTTTAAAGGAGCTAAAACAGTTGAGGTTGCAGCGGTTGAAGCACCAAAACCAACGCTGAATGATGATGAGTTTGATGCAGCGCTTGAGCAGTTGAATGCTGGTGCGATTGATAAGGCTTATATCTTGGATGGTTACACATTGACAGATGCGCAGCGTGTTGCGGTGGAGGCTCAGTGATGAAACTATTCCGATGTTCTTCCCTACACAAACTCATTGGTGATGCTCAAAGCATTGCCAGTGAGCTGCGAAATGATGAAATCAATACGCTGATTCGTAAGAAAAAACGTACTGATGAAGAAGAGTTTTTGATTCAAAAGTTGAAAAACAAGTCGCTTTCAACATCAGCAAAAAGCGAAATTCGAAAGGTTGTTAAGGAGGATTTAACCAATACTCACAAATTTAAAGGGAATTTAGCTACTGAAAAAGGGAATTTCCTTGAGGATATGGCGATTGAAATGTCAGGCAAGATGCGTTTTCGCAACTATCAAAAACACGTTGGTCGTGTTGAAAATGAGTTAATCACTGGGGAGTGCGATGTTCTTGATAGAGAGAATCGCATGATCATCGACACAAAATGCTCACTTGATATCGACACACATCCGTGGTTTGCAGATGAGGCTATGGAAAAGGTTAAGGATGCTGGATATGACATCCAAATGCATGGCTATATGTGGTTATACGATTGCGATGTTGCTCACGTGGATTTTTGGCTACTTCCCACCCCAGTCGAGCTGCTAAATGGCTGGGATGATATTGAATATATGGTCAATGCTATTGAGGCAATAGATATACGAGAGCGCAAAACGACTGTAGTCATCGAGCGTGACGAAGCAATCATTCAGAAGATCAAAGACAAGATTCCGCACTGTCAGGAGTATTACGCAAAGCTTTTTGCTGAGCGCAGCAAGGTAAAGGTGGCAGCATGAAAGAATTCAAAATAGGCATGGCTTTTCTTGTAATTTTGGCAATGTTGGTGGTGATGACATGGTGAGCAAAAACATCCTCACTTGCTTTGAAAATTGGCTGATTAAATGCGGATTTAAAGGCAAGCGGACACTAACATCAGTCCAGTATTTCAATGCAAAAGAGCGCTTAGAAATGGACTACACAGGTCGGATGAACAAGCCGATGAAGCAGAGATACAAAGCATTTTTAAAGCAGTATCTAAACAATGGCAAAGAATTTTTAGAAAGTTTGAAGGTGGCGTGATGGATGTTGAGAAAGAAAAAATTGCTCATGAAAAACACCTGCTTTCACAAGGTGTGGATTTCAAATATTTGCCGAATATTCAATATAACGAATTGGAAAATGTTTATGAGCTAATTGAATGGGGTGAGGAATATAGTGAAGCCCTAAATGAAATTAATTCAAGCTGGTGCACATGGCAAGCAGCCAAAGCCCAAGCGGTGCCGGAAGGATATGTTTTGGTAGATGCTGAGTCTTTAGTTTTACATGCCAGAAGTATTCGCATATTTAATACTGGTGAGCAATACAGTGAAGATATTGAGGATCATGTTTGCAGTATCGAAGCCATGCTTGAAGCACGGGAGCCAACCGATGACTGAGATTCAACGCATCGAAATACATGAAATTCGCAAGCTGCTTGACGCTGTTCAGGTACTTGCGGTACGCCCTGCCAAAGCTGATGAAAATACACTTGGTCAAGCTATTGGGTATTTCAAGAAATTAATTAATGACAGAACTAATGGTCAGATTCAAATTGCATTGATTGTCGATGGAGTGGTTTTAAATGACTGAAATACAGCAAACAAACATTGCGGTGGCTAACTTCATCATTGACGAGTTGCACAAAGATAAGCCTTTTAATTTGGTGCTAAATGCAGGTCAAACAGGCGCTTTATATCACATTGCGAGTGAGTCACATCACTTGCATAGCGGCTTTGTTCGTAAGCTAGAAGCGACTTTAAGACAGCGTGTGAACAATGGCACTGGTGTAGTTCTTGAGATTAATTGCAATGCTGATTTGTATTATCACGTGCTGAGTAGTTATATCGCGGAGCATCAAAAGCCTAAAAACTGCATCGACCAGTTCATCGCAAGTGGTGAATTTGATAAGGCTTTTGAAAGTGTGTTCGGTCTGCCGATTGGCGTGGTTGAGAGTTTGGGAGAGGTGTCTTGATGGATTTTAAAGGTATGGGCACAGTATTAACAGAAAAAGATATTGAAAATGCTATCGAAAATGGCGAAGTAAAACATCTTATCAGGCATATTAAAAACGTTGTGATTCAGAAAGCCTTGATCAAAACTCATGGCAATATCACCAAAGCTGCTGAATTGGTGCGCATGAATCGTGGAACAGTTCGTAAAATTCTTGAACGTGCGGATGGGTGAAGATGCAAATAGATCGAAGAATCCGAGCAACTGAGTTTATGGAGTTGATGTCTATCGGTAGAACTAAGTTTTATCGTATGATTAAAAAAGGTGAAATCCCCCAGCCCATCCGAGTTAGCGATAGAGAAGTTTTTTGGCATGAATCTAGCGTGAAAGAAGTTGTCGAAAAACATAAAGAAAAATCTGATATGATAGCCTGCTAACCGCAGGCTTTCTTATAAGTCGAGTGCCTTTCAAAACGGGTAACTAAACGGGTAACAAGATAACCGCTTAAAAATTAGTTTATCAATTTCAATAGGTTAAGATGAACAAGATTGTTGTAAAAAATAATAAGTGTTGGTGTTCTTTATAATTCTTTACAGTTCTTTTTATTTTTATAAATTATTGAAATAAAATAATAACTGTTCCTTTTAGTTCCTTATAGTGCGTTTCAATTCCAAGCAAAAACGGGTAATAATACGGGTAACGAACTACATATATGACCTGTAATGGCTTCCGTTAAACTTTCCGACCTAAAAATCAAAACTTTAAAACCGCCCTATTTTTTAGCCTTATTTTTATCGCTATTATTACAGTTCACATTTTAACGCCTAATTGTTATAAATAATGAAAAAATACCTATCAAAACAGAAACCGCAAATTTTAACCGCTCAAATTATAGCAATTTATATTTTAATCAATTTAATAATTAATATAATAAACTAATGAAAACAATTTTTTTAAATTACGGAACTACAAAGGAAATCGAAAAAGCCGAAAAACAAGTATTTAAACTTTATGATAAATATAAATTCGTAAAAATGGAAATGCACGGACTAAATCAAATTAAAATAATCGCTAAAAACTAAAAAAATGATAAAATTTCCTAAACCTAAAAAAATAGACTATACTAAATATATAGAACCTAAAAAACAAATTTTTGTAACAAAAAACGGAATAACAACAACAATATTAACAAACATTTAAAACCTTAAAAAATGAAAAATTTAACAGAAACACAGACCCAAAAAATAGTAGATTTTTTAATCGAAATCGAAAACGACACGAAAATAGAAATTTTATCTTATATCAATTTACAGAATATAGATTTAGAAAATGCCTTTGACAGTATAAGCGAAGTAATCGAAGAAAATAACGGTTTTGATATTGAAATTATATATTATAGCAATGCAATGGAATACTTAACCCGCAATGATAATAGTTTGCGAGAGTCTATCGAAATCGCCTTAGATTATGGCTATGAATTAAAAAATATTAATAGTGAACTATTGGCAAGTTTATTAGCTTCTCAAAATTCAAGGGAACAATTTAATAACTACGAAAACGAAATTAACGAACTTTTTAAAAATATATAATTATGATACTTAACACAAATTTACCCGCTTTTTATGGTTACTACGGTAGCATTTTTGATGATGTGGATACATCTATCGAATTAGAATATATAAATAGTGAGAGAACCGAAAAAGGTTTAAATGAATTAGAAAACGACGACTTAATAGAATGGGACTATAAAACATATTACAGTGAATTAAATATACAACTTTGTAACTGTGTTGAAGATTTTTTGATTGAATTAGACATTATTAAATCGATTGAATTTATTAAACTACATAGCCCTAAATATTACAATTTTACAAATGATTTAATAGAGTGCAAAATCGATGTAAACCCTAAAAATATAAGAAAATATATTAATAATAATTTAGAGGAATTTGAAAAACATTTTATTTATTTATTTGTTATATCGTTAAAATTCGAAGCCTGTAAAAAAGGTATATCATAAAATCCACAATTATATAAATGGTTTACTATATCAAAACCTTCATTTTCACAAATGAAATTTAAAATACTATGGATTTCGTTATGGTCTAATTGCTTAAAATTCTCCATTCTATCAAGCCAAAAGTCCGAATCATATTCATAAAAAGAGTTAAAACCATC